AAGATTCATGAATGGCTATGTTGAGTTAAGTCAAAGGAACAGAGAAAAAAACATTATAGTAAAATGAGCAAAGAAACCCCAAAAGAATTTGATGTGTTCAAAGAGTCGTTGAAGTTAGTAATAGCTAGTGACCTCAAGACAGCACACTCCCATAAACTTCAAGATGGTAATATGATTCTAACTGAAAAGAACATGACTCTGCCACAAGCGGAAAACTGGGCACAGCTAGAGGACGCAATGGTTCACGGACATTCTAAAAGATTTAATGATGTTCTTAATAATCTTCCTGACAGGGAGTTTGCTAGGTTCTTTGTCAAGTTAATGCCTTTCTTTAAGGAGAAAGCTAAAAGAATGCCGCTCGAAGGAGATAAGACATTACAGCAAATCAATATTACAGTTCACAAAACAGGAGAAGAAGTTAACACCAAAACAATTACAATAGAATAATATGAAGGAATCAGCAAATACACCAGTAAAAGCTACAGAGGAAATGGTAGCGGAGAAATTAAAGCAAGTAATGGAAAATGCGGCAGATGTTAAAAAATCTCTTCCTAAAACTAATTATGTCGACGACAAAAACGGTTGGGTAGTTTTCAATAACAAACGTAAAAAGAAAGTTAAATTGCGAGCGTGGGTTAGAATGCAAGCACAGGAACTTCTATTCTTGGATAACTTTGGGAATATCGGTGAATGTAGAACAAAACTAATCGAAGTGTACAATGAAAACGGTTTAGGAGCAATCGACAAATTCGTAGAGGATGAGTATACTAGAGAAATCGGTATTACTTTAACTGAAATGAGAGATTTGGAAAATATTCAACACGAGGAATAATGGAAGAATTATATAAAAAATGGTTCGATGAATTAACGACAGTTGACTATACTGCTTTTAAGAATCTACCGATTAGAAAATCAAAAAGCTATTTTGTTTCATGTGACTTTGGTTATTTTCCACCAACTCAAATCACTTGTACTGTAGAACGGAATGGTGAATTCATAATCTTTACACAACAATAATATGGCACTACTATACAAAAAAGGAATGAGCCGAAAGCAAAAGGCTCTTGAGTTTATACGGATTAAGAACGATCTAAGAGCCGGAATAAGAAAGTTTTATTTAATGGAAGAAATTTCTGAAAAAATAACTACTCAGCCAAAGCAGTTGAAGAAGTTGATAAAACTAATGCATAAGGTAGCGATAAAATCTTTAAAAACTAATTATAATTTAGATTATAGTTCTTTTAAGAATGCTTTCATTGATGTATCATTTGGAACAATTAACGATATGAGATTGAATGGTGAGTATTGTATAAGAGCGGTAATTTGTTTAAATAAAAGATAATATGAGCGAAGATGCACTCCAACAATTATGTTACATGTGGTTTCACAACTACAACGAGGATTTAAGAGGTCTACTATTTCACGTTCCAAACGGAGGTAGTAGAAATCTCTTAGAAGCAATGAAATTCAAAAAAATAGGAGTTGTTCCGGGTGTCGCTGATTTACTCTTTATATATGGAGGCACCGTTTATTGTATTGAATTAAAAACTCCTACTGGTACTCAGCAAAAAAAGCAAAAAGCTTGGCAAGAAGCAGTTATGGCTCAAGGAGTCAAATACTATATAATTCGCTCGCTAGAGGATTTTAAAAAAACCATTAACTTCATAATTAACCAATAGATGGATATTCAAGCAACTGAGACATTCGACAGAACATGGCTATCATATCACGATATGCTCACAGAGGACGAATGGCAAACTAGATGGAAAGAATATATCTCTCAAGGTATCGACGGAGTTCCATCTAAGTACCGTTATAGTCAGATTGTCAGCATGGGAGGGTCGAGGTCCAGTAAAACTTGGTCTATCCTACAAATCCTGTTAACCGAGATGGTTACTAGGAAAAATATCAAAATTACAGTTTGGAGAGCTACTAAAACAGAATGTAGAGCCAATGTAATGGATGATTTCTTAAAAATCCTTAGAGCGGACCCGTATGTGAACTCGCAAATGCTTGAAAATAAGCAAAAAGCAACATTTACTTACTTACCGACAGGTTCTAAGATTCTTTTCGAGGGTTCTGACGATGTTGGGAAGGTATTAGGTAGTGAGCAAACAATATCATTCTTTAATGAAGTAACTGAGTTTAATCATCCAGTTTATCTACAGATTTGCCAAAGAACAAGCGAAAGAGTTATTTGTGATTACAATCCATCAAAGAATTTTTGGCTAGAAGCTCAGAGATTTGACGAAGAATGTGTTTTTATCCACTCTGATTTCAGAAATAACAGATTCTGTCCTGTTCCTATCCAAAGAAGGTTGCTAAGTTACGAACCATGGCAGCCAGGTAGTTACGAAATTCGAGGAGCCGAGATTTATTTTAACGATAAACCTATTGGCCCTAACAATGAGCCACCTCCGCACCCGAAAAACATCTTAAAAAAGACAGCGAACCAATATATGTGGTTAGTTTATGGATTAGGTCTTGGAGCTGAGAAGCCAAATAAAATCTACAAAGGATGGCAAGGAATTACTGACGAAGAGTTTCAGGACTTACCTTATACTTCATATTTTGGATTAGATTTTGGTACATCTGTTCCAACTGCAATGGTAGAGGTAAAATACAACGGTGATGGAGCATTTTACATAAAACCACGACTTTATGTGCCTTTACAGGACATTGAGGACAACATTGGGAGCTGGATTCACATGAATGCACCTGATATTCAGGCTCAAGGCTCTTTAATTGTTGGAGATTCAGCTAAATTATCGTATATCGATGCTCTTACTAACGAAGGGTTTTGGGCAGATAGTGCAATAAAAGGTTCTGGAAGTGTTGATTTAGGAATATCTTCGATGCAAAAATTCCAAATGTATGTTGTTTGGGACGAAGAGTTCAAAAACGAATACGACCTGTATTCTTGGGAAGTTGACAAGAAAACGGAGGTTTCCCGCGATGTTCCTCTAAAAAAGGACGACCATTACATGGATTCTCTAAGATATATAGTAACTTATTTAATTGATTATTTGGATATTCAGTTGTAGAACAAAAAAAATTGTTTAGCTTTGTGGAAAGAATATCCTAAAAATGAATTATCTTAATCAAGCACTAAATTATATAAGGAACCGAAGCGGTGACCACGAATATTTTATTGACGAAAAAGGAAATTGGTCGAAAGACGCATCGAATATTAATATAGCTCAAAACCACCCAATATTAACGCCTGCTCTTTTATTTATTGGACAACTATTTTCGTCTGGTCAATTTAAGCTGTATGAAGATGCTGACGGTGCGGAAGTAACGGAGCATTGGATTCTTGACCTGCTAAAAAACCCTAATAGCTATCAGACACGCGAAGACTTCATGGAAGCTCTAATATTCGCTCAGGTAGCTGAAGGAAAAGTGGTTATTTGGCAGCAAACGTATCCGGGATTTGAAAACCCTAACGAGTTACATATATTAGTAAAGGACGCTATTGAGTGGCCTGTGTCAATTCAAGCAGACCCTTTCTACGATTTCGAAAATACTACAGAATCGGTAAAGTACACTGTTGATGGTGTGCAACGTGAGATTCCAGTAAAGGAATTAGTTTTGTTTTATGACTTACCAAACGGACTTACTCACAATAGAGTTGAAGTTAAGTCGCGTTTAGACGGATTGAAACAAACCCTTGTTAACACTCACGATAGTTTAATAGCTAAAAACATCATTCTTAAAACGAACGGTAAGGAATTACTAAGCGGAGAGAAAGGGCAAACACAAATGAACCCTGACGAGAAGCATCAAGCTGAATCGTTTTTTTCTACTCAATACGGTTTAGCTAAGAACAGATTAAGAGCTTTAATTGTTCGAGGAAAGCTAAATTGGAAATCACTTCACATAGCATTAAGAGATTTAGGCTTAGATGAATCTGTAAAAGTAGATGGAAATCTTATCTATACTGCCTTACACATACCTAAGGACATATTATCACTTGAAGCTAAAAAAACAACTTACAACAACTTCAAGGAGTCAATGGTAAGTTACATTCAAAACGATATACAATCTAAAGGAAATAGTTTCGCAGCTAAGTTGATGAAATCATTTGATGTAGATGGATTAACACTAACTTGTAGTTACGAGCATTTACCTGTGATGCAGTTCGTAAGAATTGAAAGATACAAGTCAATACAGGAACAAGCGAAAGCATTAGATTTATTGATTGCTGCCGGAATACCTGCAGAATTAGCATTAGACATGTGTGATTTCGATAAACGAATTAAATTAAAACCAAGAGAAGATGGCAAAGCAAAACAAGGAAAAAAACGCAAGAAACTCAAACTTTCCTACAAAAAAAGAAATCAAGCTTAAAAACAAAAATGTAATGTCAGGTCAACTGGTAAAAAAATAATATTATGGCACTTAAAATACCTAAATTTAAAACCAAAGCTGAAAAATTCGCTTTTCTAAAGAAGAACGAAAAAACATTAATCACTCAGAAGAGAGCTAAATTAAAAGAAGCTACCAATAATCTGAATTTACCTGTTTTAAGT